GAATGAAGGTGCGGTTCCAGAAAAAGTTGTAGAACCTAAAACTGTGTAAGAAGTAACTGTCGAAGAAGTTACCCAACTAGGAGGACCACCTGTACCATTTGATTTTAGAAATTGTCCTGAAGTTCCAGCACTATTACCACTAACTTTCAGAGGATTAGCAATGTAGCCATCTATATAAAGTGGTATACCAGTTGTACCTAAATAAACTGCACCTGATGCAGAGGTTGCCCCATCAACGCCAGTTCCAATGTAAATATTTCCTCTAGAACTAACTTCATCGTATTGACCATCAATGTAAATGTTTCCTGGAGCACCAGAACCTGCATAAGCAGATTGTATGTAAATGTGTCCACCATTAACCCCAGTAGGAACTTGACCAACAATAGATACGGAGCCAGCAGGTCTAGTTGTATAAGGGCTATTTAGATAGATGTTGCCTTGACCCGAAGGCAGTAGCGTTAGGGTACCATTACCAGAAGCAGCAGAGGTAATAGTCATGTTGTTGCTTGCTGCCCCAGTAATGTTTGTAATAGAGGTACCAGCACCAGTAAACCCAGAACCACCGCCAGAAGCAGCAGCCCAAGAGATAACTCCAGTACCATCAGTCTTTAAAAAGTAACCGTTAGTTCCACCAGAACCTGCAATAGTTAGTGTGCCGTTTAGGTCAATGTTATTGAGAAACTTTTTAGCCATAGGTTAAGCCTAACCTATGACGACGAGTGTGTAGTTGCTTAGTGTAGTTGTGGCTGCAAAAGTAGCGGTAGCAACTGTGCTAGTTACAGTAATGTCTGTTTCTACTAAAGTAGCAGTTGAAGTTGAAGTGTCGTAAACCTGAGCAGTAACTAGGTTAGTTCCTAGACCGTGAGTCAAGGCAATAGTAGTTCCTGAACCAGTACCTACAAGAGTTACCTTGGTAGTAGCACCTAGGTTAGTTCTAGCAGCGGCGGCTGTGGTAGCACCTGTACCACCGTACAGAACACCAACAGCAGTTCCCTGCCAAACACCAGTTCCAATTGTTCCTACTGAAGTAAGTGAAGAAAGAGTGGCAACTGCGGTGTTAACCAAAGTTCCGCTTGTAGGTAGAGTAACTGAGGTAGTACCAGTTGCGGTTAGCGTTGTAGCAAAAGCACCTGAAGTGGTTAGGTTTCCTGCAAGGCTTAGTGAACCAGTGCCGAAAGTTAGAGAAGAACCTGAGCCAGTGGTAGCAAGTAGGGTAGTTGTTCCAGCAGGAAGAGTAGCGTTAGTTGTGGCGGTAGCAGTAAGTGTAGTAGCAAAAGCACCTGAAGTAGTAAGGTTTCCTGCAAGGCTTAGTGAGCCAGTACCAAAAGTTAGAGATGAACCTGAACCAGCAGTAGTAAGCAAAGTTCCGCTTGTAGGCAACGTTACGTTGGTGTTACCCGTTACGGTAAGGGTGGTAGTAAATGAACCAGAGGTAGTCAGGTTTCCACCAAGAGTAATGGTCTTACCAGTGTTGTCTACACCTGTTCCACCACGAGCGCCAGTCAACTGACCAGTGGTGATAACTGATGCGGCAAGGTTGTTGACGCTTACCGCACCAGTAGAGACAGAGAACTGTGCAGTAGGGAAGGTTGCAATACCAGCAACAGTGTCAGTAGCATAAGGTACTGCACCAGCACCAGAGAACTGGGTGTAAGAAATGGCGTCAGTACCAATCTTTACAGAGTAAACAGTTCCTGCACCAGTACCTGAAGTTGCAGTTCCCTTAGTGGTCTGAACAAACTGGTCACCACCATAAGTTGCTCCACCAAGAACATAGACAAGGTCACCAGCAGCAAGGTCACCAAAGATGCTGTTGTCAGAGTCAGAAGCACGAGTTAGGATGGCGGCTGTTCCAACAGCACCAGCAGTAGTAACTACATAAATACCGTTAGCGATAGAAGACGCACCAGACGCAGCAGTTACACCGTCTTTTACAAGAACACGGTCACCAGCGGCAAGAGTTACAGAAGTATCTAGGGTTACTACACCAGTAGCGGAGTAAGTAATAGTTGCTCCAACACCTGTACCGCCATCACCTGGAGGATTAGCAGTAGTTGAACCAGCAGCATAAACACCTGCAATAGTTCCAGTGGTTGCGGCAGCCACAGCATCGTGGATGTTGATACCAGTAGATACATTGTCTACGTAGTCTTTAGTTGCAGCGTCAGCAGCACCAGTTGGAGTTCCAAGACCAGTAATCTTGTTATTGCCCATAGCGATAACACCAGACATGGTGCCACCAGCCTTTGGCAAAGCAGCATCAGCAGTAGTTTGGGCAGTTGCAGCGTTAGTTACACCTGTGCTACCACGGTCATACGCAGCCTTGACCGCTGTTTCAGTAGCGGCTTTAGTGCTGCCTGTAGTAGAAGTGCTGTCGCTCAACTGAACGATACCAGCAACGCTAGTAGTAGCAGACACTGGGGTAATAGTTACAGCGGCAGAACCGTTAAAGGAAGCCCCACCAGCGGTAAGACCAGTTCCAAAAGTAAGAGTGTTAGCAACAGAACCAGCAGAACCAGAAGTGTTTCCAGTAAGAGAAGAGTCTGTAAACGCAATAGTCTTTGTTGCTGAACCAGTGTAAAATTTAACAACACCAGAACCTTCGTTCCAAAGGTCACCGTTTACTTGACCAGAGGTGACGGGTGATGTGGCTGGTAAGTTGAAGTATGCACTAGAAGAAGTTCCACCACCAAGGATTAGTCTTCCAGTCATGGTTCCACCGCTCTTTGGAAGAGCAGCAGCCGCTAAGTCATACGCAGATTTAACGGCAGTAGAAGAAGCACCAACAGTAGAACTAGTAGTGCTAGTACTGTCTGATAGTGCGTTACCCACCTGAACCCAAGTGTTTGCAGGAGTTCCTCCAGAACCAGTAAAAATGTATAGGGCACCAAGATAAGATGAAATCTGACCAGCAACAGCAGCACCTGAACCATCAGGGCTTCCAGTACCGCTAGGTGCAGCACCCCATGCTTGGATTTTTGTATTAAGTAGGACGTTCCTGTTGAGGTTAATGTCCGTCAAAAATGATTTTGCCATTGTTTATCCTTAAGATAGGTAAGCGGTAGCGTATACCGCAGAAGTGAAAGTAATGGTTAGGCTGTTAGTATTAGTGTAAACTACTGTTCCAAAATATTCTGTGCCAAAGGAATCAACCACCATTACGTTTGGTTGATACCCTAAATTGTGTGTGATTGTGTAAGTATCCCTTGCATCCGCAGGAGTGTAACTAAAAGACCCTCCTGAAACTCCTGCTGGTCCTGTAGCACCAGCTGCACCAGTAGGACCTGCAGGGCCAGCCTCACCTTCAGGGCCAGTAGGTCCACGTTGCCCAGGAACTCCTGGCAGTAAAGTGATATCAATTACTTGATTAGCTTGGTCATTAGGTGTACCAAAATTTAAGTCTTCATATCCTGGAGGAGGAGGCACTACCTCTTCAGTGTATTGTTGAAGAAGTGCTATATCTTTTTCTGGTAATGGTAAAGGAGACACTATATAACCACCGTACTAGCACGAGCAGTAAAGAAGTTTCCTCCCTTAATTTCAATAATATTACCACTAAAGTCATCTACTGTAGAAAGTGACCAGTAAGAACGCTCAGCTAAACGTAGAGTCTGGTCTTTAGTCAAAGATAGTGTAAATGTGTAGTCTTTAGAAGCGTTTGTTTCAACTTGACCAGTTAATCCAGACAGTGCCAGAGTAGTTGTAGCAGTGCCGGTAACTGTAAAGGTTGTATTTGCCGGGTTAGCACTTAGAATTGTGTATGCATTATCTACAGTGCTATCTACACCAGTAATAACGATTAAGTTTCCGGTACTCAAGCCATGGGCAGCACTAGTAGTAATAGTGATAGTTGTGTTTCCTGAAGTTCTAGCCGCACCAGTAATAACATCGCTACCAAGTGCATATACAGAAAGAGTAAAGTTTTGAACTGTAAGAACAGAGCCACGTTGATTAAGTAGTTTTGCTGTAAATGATTTACCAGCAAAGTTATCTGTAACATCTATTGAGGTACTAAATGAGCGGCCCTGGTAAGCGGTTAGTTCTACAGAGTCAGTAGGCCAAGCAACTGGTTTATCGCCATAAGTAGGGGCTGGAACATCTGAGCGTTGAGGATATGAGCGGTCATCTACTTCTTGAGGCTTGTACATAGGCACGTAACGTCCAGTAGCTTTAGAAATACGTCTAAGACTAAATACGTCAATTTTATATAGACCAACGCCAAGATGAACACATAGTTCACGGTATTGTTGCTGTCTAGTTTGAACCATTTCCATAAGTTGACGGAAACGTTCAGCACGAGGAATAGTAACACCATCTGGAGCTTGAATATCAATATCAAAGGAAGCATCAGTGGCTAAAGTATAAAGAGCAATAGTAGTAGCATAAATAGCTACTGGGTATTCTTCAATAAAAGGTAGAGTAGTAATGCCTTCTTTACGACCCAAAGAGTCTACATGACCACCTGTATGTTGGGCAAGAGCGTCATTAACAATGGTAGTTAGTTCTGCACCTGTAAAATATCTGTAATAGCTTCCGCTTACAGTAACCTCAGTCATGTCAGCTAATACAGTCCCTGTAACTAAAACACCTGTTGATTCTTCAACATAACTAGTGCTAGTAATGTCAGTGTTTCCAGCGTATACGACAACAGTGGATGCATCCAATGGAGCGTAGTGTAGTTTAAAGCGGTTAGTTGTACCATCCGCAACAAATTTAGTTACGAAGGATTTTCCGATGTCGCCAAGCTCTAGGCGAACTCTGTCAACAAGGCTAGAAGTGGTAGCCATCAATCCTCCAAAGTCTTATATAACTATAATCTCTTAAAAACTTATAAAATGCATGGTAAAAAGTCCGCCCTGCTGGTGAGGAGGGCGGGGACCAGCAGGACGGACAGCTTTTGGAGGCGTACTACTGACGCCAGACGTAACCCAGTTGTTCTAGGTGCTGTGCAAGAGCACGAGGCACAGAATAACGAACTCCAGCTTTAAAAGTGAAGTTTTGTGGTGCTCCGTTAACTACACCAAAAGTCATATCTTCGATGTCGTGGTGTGTACGGATAACAACCTTGTCGTTATTTACTGAAACTCCAACTTCTTCAATTTCATCAATTAAAAGAGGTTGACTTGGGTTCTTTGGGTCAAACACGTCATTCTCAAGGCTAATAGCCTCTACCTTACGTGAGATTGACATTTCTTCTTGGCGAGCTTGAATCTCTGCCGCGTTACGCTTTGCAGCTTCTTCAGCTGCACGTCCAGTTGCGTCCTGTGGACTAGTGGGTTTATTTGCCACGATATTATTCTCCTTGTTATTTGTTTGTTTGTTTGTGTTGGGGGGCCCTTGTGGGGCCCCCCTCGACGAAGAGTTTGGCTATTAGTTGGTGTAAACCTTGTTGATAGCCTGGTCTGTAATGATACCTAGACCCCAGATGGCGTACCATGCTAGTGCGTGCTCACGACCGAAGTCTAGAACACCACCATCACGGAGCTCAACTGGAAGAGCGATTGCGTGACCAAATGCGTTGTCACCAATCATGATTGACTCATATACGTCAGCAGTGTTACCAGTAGCTGCAGATAGGTAACCCTTTTCAGCAGTGTAGTCAGCTGATAGTGGGTTTCCACCTGAACCTGGGTTGGTGTTAGCTTTAACTGCACCGTTAGCGTAGGATGTCTGGTCGCTTGGAGCGCCAACTAGACCGGTAGTGGTGTAACCAGCCTGGTTTGCAGCCAACTTCTTCACCTGAGTGGTCTCGATGAATACGACGTCGTATAGACGACCGATTTCACCAAGCATGAAGTTACCTGGAGCAGCGTACTTGGTTACTTCGATGAACTCTGGGTTTGAGCGAAGGTCACGAGACTGCTTAGGGTGGATGAACTGGACATAAGTCTCACCAATTCTTGGGATGTTCTTAGACGCAAGCACAAGTGCTGAGTCCTTGATTGCACCAGTGGTCAACTTGTGGTTACCATCTAGGTCACCAATTGAAGTACCAACGTCACCTTCAGCATAAGTGTTGAAGGTAGTTGATGCAGTTAGATTTGAACGGTTGTAACCGAAGGTTGCTGAAGTAGCAGCCGACAGTGTGTCACGAGCCTGTACGTCTAGGTACTGAGCCATGTGGCGACCAAGCAAACGAGATGCAGAAGCCATGATGTCATCGAACGAAGCGTTCAGTAGCAGTTCTGAAACTGCAACTGCATAGCCGTGCTCAGCAACGGTGATAGCAATCTGCTCTGCGGTTAGAGCGTTGGTTGTCATACGGACACCTTCAGTCAGTGGAGTTGCGTCCACTGTGAAGTTTTTGTAACGAAGGAAGTTAACACGCAGACCTGGTGAAACACCAAGTTCTGTCTTCTTAACTGCAAACTGCTCAAAGCGAAGAATAGGCATCGCCTGGAACAGAATTTCCTTCGACCAAATGGTCTGAATAGCTTGCGAAAGCTGACTATTCGAACCTGAATATGCGGTAGGCGCAGTGGCTAATGCACTGGTACCGGTAACAGCAGAACCTGCCATTTTTTGCTCCTTTCAGAAGCGGTCGTTAGATTATTATTTTAGGGGTGTTGCGGATTAGATATGGTTGTTATGAAACATTTATAACAACGCATAACGTCCATATTTATCCAAAGAGCCCTTGTCCACTGTTTTTACCTGAGCCAAGTAGCTTGGCACGATTCTTCGCATAGTCTGCCATTGACATGTTATTAATGTCATTAGGTGAATACGTACGTGAGTCCGAGTCGTTGTCGAGGGGTCCGGAGGCAGGGCTCGTAATACGAGTTCCAGCCATTTCCTTGCGGCTCTGCTGTGCAACTTGCGCAACAGAATCGAAGATTTTCGCAGAGCGTTCTTTAAGACCAAGGATGCTCTGCTCGATTTCATCCTTAGAATTTCCAGAAATTAGGTCAACTAGTTCTGGAATGATGCCGTCACGTTCTGCTTCAAGACGCTGTTGACGGTATGTCGATAGCTCTTGAAACTCACGTTCACGTTCAAGAAGTGCAAAGGCTCTTTCACGCTCTTGGCGTTCTGAGTCTAGTTTTAATGACCATTCTTGTTCTTTTTTAGCAAGTAGGTCACGAACTTCAAGCTCTGATTCTTCTTGCTTTTTGCGTTCAGCCGCACGTTCAGACTCACGAGTCTGGCGTTTTGCTGCACGGTCAGCTTCTTGAGCTGCACGTTCGTCACGTTCCTTCTTAAGAAACGCAAGCTCCTCCTGCAGCTTTTCTACCTGTGGGTATAGCTTTGCTTTTTCCTGAGCACGAGCCTTCGCAATATCGTCGACTGTGAACTGGTTTTGCAATGCTACCTCTTCAGTAAAATCTGCATTAGTGGTTAATTCAGTAGTATCTACTACCTCTGTATTTTCATCCATTATTATTCTCTTTTCATTCTCTTGGTCGTTTTCCGTATTAGTGCCACATGACCTTGTCAGTTGTACTTATTAAGTAACATCATAAGTATATTTTGTTACCTAATTAAATAATGCCTTAAAGTAAGACATTAATCTTTGTCAACTTGTCTACGAGATGGAAGTTGTGTTCCATACGCTTCAGTTACCAAAGAATTCCTTATATCATTTTCAGCCTGGAATTGCTCCTGGGCTACTGCCTGGTCGGCTTCGCCGGCTTCTCCTGAGCCTTGAGGACCAAGTTGTCCATCACCCATAACATCTCCATCACCCATCATCATTGGGTCCATAGGAGTGGCAGTACCATCAGGTCCTACCATCATTCCAGTCAAGTCCATGAGCTGCTTAGTAATTTGAGCCTTAACAAGGTTGAGTGCACCTTCAGACTTAACGTCTTCAATAAGTTCTTGACGAATCTCCTGCAATTTCTCTTCAGGGAATTCTTCACCGAGGGCACGTAAGGCACCTTCTTTAGACTCAAGACCCATAGACATTTTTTGTTGAAGTTCGTTCAACAAAACAATTTTGTCTAGAGGTAGTGGTGGTTCAAAGTGTACAAAGTTGCTATATGTAATTGGGTCATTAGGGTCAAGCTGAGGAAGCTGGCCTTCTTTAATAGGGCCATCTTCATCAGGATTGTAAACCATAGTTTCTGGTTCTTTAATAGCAAGGTTAAGAATAACTAGCTGGTTAATCTTTTCAATACCTTTACCATATTGAGTGCTCTTTTGTGCCCAACGGTTCATCAAAGGTTGGAACTGAATAGAAAGCGCAACACCGGAAGTGTTAGAGATAGGCTGTGCTTGACCCAAAGCGGTCTCTGGGATGTTCATCATCTCATGCATGGAGCGCTTCAAAGTCTCTAAGTATTGTAGAGCACCTTGAATACCTGCACCGCCACCTTCAAGGTTGAAGACCTGAGCATCCTTAGGTAGGCCACCCCAAACCTTCTTAGCACCCTTTTCAAGGTTAGAAGCTTTAGCACCAACAATAACTGTCACAGGGGCAGCGTGATAGTTAATGATGTCGGCAATGTCTGTAGAGATTTCGTTATATGAACGGTTAATTGTAATAATGTCATGAGCATCTGCTAGACCCCAAGGAGAACCAGATACTGGAATATTAGGGATGTGAACAACAGGAATCATACCCAATGGGTTTGGTCTGCTGTCAATAAGTTCGTCATTGACATATTCTTCAATAACATCATCGGTAAGGATTTCAGTATATGTAAAGACCTGACGAGTACCTTCTAGGGATGTACCCCAGAAACGATACTTCTGCTTGAATCTAAGCAATCTTTCACGGTCGTGAGGGTGAAACTCAGGAAAACAGAAAGCTGGGTTTAGTGGAAGAACGCGAACACGGCCAGGATGAAAACGACCAATGGTATCTTCCCAGGCTTCTTCGTAAGCAACTTTAACAAAACAGTCTCCGGTGATTCCGCCTGTTTGTGCCATTTCAAATAAAATACGTTGTTTGTTATTGTCTACTTCCCATACACGCTCTAGACGGTCAGGAATAATAGCTTCAGTTGCTTTAGGGCTACGGAAGTGAACTCCGTTACCAAAAGTAAATCTAGCTAGGTAATCAATAAAAGCACGGTAATAGTTTACCGAAATCTGCATTTCGCCCTGCTCACGGCGATAGCCCCAGTGGTGACCAAGGTACATAGCCCAGTTAAGGCTGTAACGGTTTAGACGAGGACCGTGAACCTCAAATTCTTCGTCAGCAAGTTCTACAAGCCCCAAAGGGGAAATGCTAATAGTAAGGTCGGAAGATGAAGCTCTATAGCTTGGGGGAGAAAAGTCTAAGAATGACATTACTTATCATCCTTGTCTTTACCTCGGTTGCGTGCCAATATTTCTCTGCGATGTTCTATAACTCTCTTCATTAGAGACTTACGTTCTGCAAGTTTTGCACTATCTTCATATTTTCCACCAAGTTCTAAGTAGCGTTGATGAACCCAGTGGCTAGCACCCGGAGAAGGATAAATACGATATTTAGCCTTAGCCTGGCCTACTACCATAGCGTAAAGCTTTTCGTTCAAAGGAACGTCTGCCATAATTCTCCTCTAGTTGAAGGTACCCCACCCGTTAGGGCAGGGGTCCATCAAATCCCTAATTAGTCATTAACAACTGTTGGGTTAAGACGCATAGTACGTCCACCCGAAACAACCTTAGTCTCAATGATTTGCTCAGCATTGTTCGAGAATGAACCGTGTGCAAATTCACCAAGGAAGGTTGGTGCTTCAATCCATGAAGCAGAACCTACGTGAGCACGCTCAGCTAGGGTTACTTCGGCTGGCTTCTGCCATACTGGAGCGTTGCGGTTTGGGCGACCAGGAGCAGCTGCAAAGCCACTCATAATGCCTACCTGAAAGTCATTTGGAACGTCAGTGTCAGTAGCAATACCTTCTTCAAAACGAAGAGGACCTCTACGCTCTGGGTTGTCAGCTACCTTCATTTCGTAGCCTTGCGGTGCGCGTTCTGGGAATTGTGGTTGTGGTGCTAGGCCCATGGGGACTCCTTAAAAGTTAAATTGGAAAGGAACTAGTATTTCCAATATCTAGTTTGGCTGTTTTATCGAAATATTTCATAGTCAACTCAAATTTTTAGAAAAAAGCTGAATTAGATACTTCAACCTCTGGCATAACTAGTGACTGGGTTAGAGAACAAGCTATTGCTAGAGAATCTACAAAGTCATCATGAGCGTAAGATTCCTCTGGCGCTTCAACTATGAAGTTTGGTCCTTTATATTTTACCTCAGCATCTGTCATTTGCTGGACAAAACGTTTATGTACTCTTAGTCTACGGGTTTTTGCATGATTTGGGTAGCTAAGTGAACGCCTTTGTATTAAAGCTTGTAAGTGTTTAAACCTTTTAGATTGCTCTGATTGAGAAGAGGTTAATGGAAATACATCCGAACGTCCTAAAAGCAACTTTAGACGTTGGGCTACTGCGTCACCAACACCATTTGCATCAACTCCAACTGCAAGTACATCGTAGTTAGATAAGAAGTTTACGATTTGGAAGTATTGTTCTTCCCAGTCGTCGCCTTGTATTTCAAGCCAGTTGAGGACACGGTGGTCAAAATAGCCAAACTCATCAGGTCTGTCCCAGTCCACCCAGACAACTGTGACAACAGTGGAGTCCATTTTACGAGCAGGGTCGATTCCAACAACAACAGGGGTCTTATGCCAAACTTTGACGAGCTCTTGAGATGTGTCACCAAGTTCATCCAGTAGGGAAGTCGTGACAAACATACCACGTTCAAGTAGCCATTTGCAGTTGTACGACATTTGAAACTCATCTGAGTCTTCTCCAATTCTTAGCATCTCTTGTTTAATAAACGTTTTATAGTTTGTGTTGACCTTAGATACGTCACGCCAGTCCCACTGGAAGTGGTTCTGTCTACGTCCTCGTTCAGTCTGTAATCTTTTATTTAATTGGATAGCTTTATAAAAGTTATTTTTACTGGTAGTTGGTGTGCCTGTCTTTACCATAATACCAGCATAATAAGCCAACATTGGGGCGATAGATTTAGAAACTACAAAGTCATCGGCTTCTTGACACTCATCAATAACAATAAGATGGAAAGACTTAGACTCAATCTTTGCTCTAGGGTTAGCAGTCATCATTGTTATGCTACTGCCTGAATTCTTTAAACGTACCATTCTTGTTACTCCACCAATTTTAGCAGCTTGGTCATCAATTTCTGGGTCACCCAAAAGCTCTTGGGCACGTTCAGAAGTTAGCCTACTAACAGTTCTACCAAATAGGGTTTCTGCCTGGCCTTCTGTGGGAGCAAACAATCCTACCCAAATTCCATTTTTATATTTATCCAAAAGCTCTGGATATAAAACAGATAGTTTAGGTAACAATACCATAAGCGTAGCTACTGTGTTAGCAATCGTTTCAGATTTTCCTGACTGACGTGAAGCCAGTGCAGTTATTTCATCACCCTTACCAATAAGTACGGCTTCAATAATTCTTTTAGCTAAAGGTTGCTGATAGTCGTGAAGAGAGTGGCCAACTAGACCTTCCATAAAAAGCATTATTTTATCAACTAATCGGTCAATAAAGTCTTGAGAGAAGACATCTTCTTCTTCCTCGTCTTCTTCTTCAAAGTCCTCTTCATTTAAATTTTGGTAATAGGTTGGGTCGATTTCTTCAAATTGAGGTTCTTCGTCCTCTTCTTCTAAATCCCAGGCAGAGGTGTCAACTTTTTCATAATTGTTATAGTCTTCGTACTCTTCTTCTTCAGAGTTCATCATACCCTCTTTTGAAGTTCTTTAATAATAGCTGTTAAAGCATCTGCACCCATAAGAGCTTCGTCTAAAGCGTGCTCACTTCTATCCCGTTGATGGTGGGTAATCTCTTTACCAATAACATATAAGGCATTTTCAGCCCACATTATTAAATCAGGCGTCCCAATCCCAGACACCCTCTTTTCCAGTTTGGTGAGCTGGCGGGGTCCATCCTTCTTCAAAATCTTCATCAGTTAATATCCGTCCTTGTATCGCGTTATTTAGTGCCGATTCTTCATCGTTTTGTTTTCCAGTCCATTTACCAAAGACTACTGCCTTATGAAAGGGTAGCCTAAAAATTAAAGGTTCAGCTGTACGGAATGGTTCTTTGATTTCTTGAGTCCATCCCCGTACTACTAGTTTATACCCCCATGTTACAGGAAATGATATGAATTGTATAAATCTTTTTTGTCCGATGTTGTGTGTCCTTGGCATGTTTTCCTTATGGTGTTCTTCGTTTTCCTGCGTTTCTGTTTGGGTTATACCCACCCTTTTTAGCTAACTTGTTTAAGTCACGTTTACGTTTAGCTCTGGTATTTTGGCCAGAACCAATTGTTTCTTTTCCTTTATAAGTATAGGCTTTACCGGTAGTTTGATTTATTCTAGGAGCTTTATCTCTATTGTAAATCTGTACTGTTCTAGCTGCTTTATATAAAAAGTCTTGTGCTGTTTGACTTAAAGCCGACATATCTGCAGGGCCATGCTTATAAGCTAGAAGCTTACCATCCATTGCTTGTCCACCGTTTTTAGTTTTACGGTTAAGCATTGGTCCTTTTGAAAATGAGTCATGAAACTCAATCCACACAGAAGGTGGTACATCATAATAATTATAGAAGGTTCCGTCACGAAACACAACTGTAAGTACACCTTTATCTTTATCTGCGTCATAATCGTAACCTGCGGCTACTGTTCTAGGCCTTCTCCAGTTTGTTGTTGAAGTTGGCATATCATACAAAGCGGATGGAGCTACTGCAATTCCTCTAAATGTCCAACCAGAGCCCTTTTGTGGAGAAAATCTTTTGCTTTTGTAATCTCCACCTAGGTAGTAGTCAGCAGTCATACCGGCTTCATATTTAGGGAAACCGTATTCATCAAGAAGTTCATCTGGATAAAACGATTCTACAAGTTCTCTATTTTTATTAGCATTATTATTTATATTAAAAATAGCTTGTTGAATTTCAGCTTTTCTAGAAGCTGTTGTTACAGAATCTAATCCTCCAAGAAAACCACGTTCATCGTATTCTTCTCCAAGAAGTCCTGCTGCTGTACGTAGGACATCTACATCAGCAACCGAAGACTCTGAAATTTGGGTCAGAGCCCTGTCACTTGCGCCAAGTTGTTTACCAACTGGGTCAAATGCTTGAACGCCTGAACTCCCCAAGGCAAATTGGCCTAGGTTACTAGAGTTCAGGCGCTCAGCCATTTTAAATTCCTTTAACTATTAAGCCCAAGGAGTAATTGTAATTGAAGCTCCGAGTAGAGTGCTTGCAGTATCTGCAGCAACGCTCTGAGTCTTTACAGTTCCAGTCTTACCAGTTAGAGAAGCTGAGCCAGTTAGAGCACCGCTTGCTACGCTAAGTACTGTAGTGCCGTTAGAGGTGAACTTAACAGTATCAGCAGTTACACCGCTAGTTACAGTCCAGTCTCCGACAAGTTCAGTTGGAATACCAGTGCTTGCACCGATGCTAATCTTTGTACCTGCTGGGTAGGCAGCAAAAGCACCAGTTGCAGTAATTGTTACTTCTGCGTTACCTGCAGTACGTGCAATAGATGTAACTGTCTTAGCGGTGTTAGTTGTAGCAGTCGCAGTAGTAATAGTGCTAACCTGACCCTTTAGGCCACCCTTTAGAGTTCCGGTAGCGTTGATACCAGTGGTGTCAGCAGCAGTGAATCCAGAACCTGTGATGGTTACGTAACCAGTTCCGTTACCAGTTACAGTCCATTCACCAAGAACAGCGGCAGGAACACCTACTGGGCTTGATGCTGCAGCTGTACCAGCTACAACTGTAATCTTAGTGTTTAGTGGGTAAGCAGTATCTGCGTTTAGTGCGTAAATGTTAGCACTAGTAGTAGAAGTTGCGTTAACACGAGTAATGTCAGCAAACAGCTTAGTGAAACCAGCATCTTCTAGTGCGTCAATAGCAAGAAGAGTAGTTTTACCAAGAACTGAAGGTACCTTGATGTAATCAACTGTAGTGCTAGTGTCTGCACCACGAGTTCCCTGATAACGTCCGTAACTATCTTTAGCTCCGATGTCATAAGATGGGTAACCATTGTAAGCTCCAGCAACAGTATTGTGAATACTTACGCTAGGGTCAAGCAAGGTTGATGGGAAAGTGTTTCCGCTGTTTGTTGGGCTATCATTACGGTCATCGTTTGGCTGCATAGGGAAATTGCCCCATACGAAGTCAACGACTACGTTTCCTTTGTCATCTAGTAGATGACCATTGTTATTTGTTGCCATTTTTATTCTTCTTCCTGATTGCAATCATGAGTATTTAGTTCATCCTCGTAGAGAATGTCTCCACAGTATTTACAACGAAACATGCGGACATCATCTAGTGCTTCGTGTAAGGAGTCGGAGTTTGGGAAATCATCTTCTGCTCTGGGATTCTGCGCGAAAATCTCAGGAGGAAATGGTCCCCGAGGACTTGAGTAGCCACTAGGAACCGAGTGTCCCTGAATAGCAAACTTACGAATGATAGGCATTTACCCAACCTTCTTTAAGTCTAATACTAGAGTGCAGCATTTTGACATATTTTTCAGCCTAAATTTAAACAATCTGAGTAGTGGGGTGGTTTTTTCCTGGAGGTGGAGTTATGGTGTTACCTATTCCGCCTCGAGGGACGGCCAGTCTAGTAACTGGAATTTCAGCCATTCCTCTTGTAGAAACTCTAAGTGGTTTAATTCCTGCAAGTACGTGGTTATTTGGATTAAAAGCTTGCTGACGAGATAGGGCACCATTGTACTCTACCGCATGGCTCTTCCAAGCGTCTAGTTGAGGGCCACTGTTTCTAGGCCTTGTTCCTGGTCTGCCAACTCCTTGCGGTACTGTTGCACCTGGAGCTAAAACAATTTTATTAGCTGATTTAGTTCCATTGTCAGGATTTCTAATATAAACTGCAGCATTTCCACCTAGGGTCTGCATATCACGGCTATGTCTAGCATTAGCAACTTGTGTTGTTAATGCTGCTAGTGGGCGTGTTCTAAGAACTCTATCGCGGGTTTCCGCCATTACTTGAGAAACAGGTTTAGCAGGACCTCTACCGGTCCAGTTTAAAAACTGTTTACTATTTCCAATAAGGGGAGTTCTACCTGCTCGCTTAGCAGAACCTGTAGAAGCTGCAAGGTGATAGCCTTGGGTCTTAGGCGCACTAGCCATTTATACGTTCCTCGATTTTTTCGAAACGAGTGTTTCCTGTTTCAAGTCTAGCATCAATTTGTTCGAGCTTCTTCTCAACTCGATTTAATGCGTCTTTCATGGAAGTTCCGCCGTTACGCTTCAACTCACCGTCAATACGGTTTAAGCGCTCCATAACACCTGGCACGGCGGAACGTCCAGGTGATGCCGGTTCCCCAGCCCAATCTCTCATAAAGGTGTCCCAGTTATCCATAAGTAGGTGTAAACGGGCACACAAGGGGTGTAGAAGCCTCCAAAGCATTCCAAGCGCAGTTCCAACTGTAATTACTCCAGCAGCCCAATACAGGACGATTTGGTCCATATTATTTTATTCCTTTTTTTACTCGGTAGCCCCCACCAAAACCTTCTCCAATAGGACGCCCAGTTCCAAACCAAGAAACTTGGCGACTAAGAGCTGGGTGTCCTACAGAACCTTGCATTTATTTACTTCTTGTCCAGTACTGCAAACAGGTCAGCAAGCTTATCCATTGGAGCAGAAACCAAATCTTGCTGTGTACCGTAAGTAACATGGAGGTGAGCTCCAGTAGATGCTGAACCTGATGGGGTATCCTTACCTCCACCAACTTCACCAATAACAGTAACTCCTGCTTCAACCTTGTCGCCAACTTTTAGTGGGCTTGGCTTTGCTAGGTGTGCGTATAGAACAAAGTGGCCATCGTAAGTTGATTGAATAATAATGTTACCTAGAACATCTGTCCACTTTTCAACCATGATGGTTCCACCAGTAATTGCTTTAATTGGGCTGTGTGCAGCTACTGACCAGTCAACACCACGGTGTGGGTTTGTACGGTATGAAGCCATATTTTTAAATCCATCGCCACGCTTTGCTTTAGGGAATGGTTCTTTATAAACTGCAACTTTTTCTGTCATTTTAATCCTTTCGGGTGATTAGTACTATTGTCTCTTATTCGTCGTTGTTTCGCAGTGGAAAAGTAGCCATCCAAATAACTAAAGACACAATGATGCACCATCCGACTACTGCCTTAGCAGAGCCTTCCAACACAATCCATGCTACAAACATACCTAGTAGTGTCCAGATTTGACCGATTAAATCGTTTAAGAACTTCACTTTTCTTTCCTTCGGCTAGAGCTTGATGAACTTGAGGCTGCACTTGCTGCACTACTGGCAGCCATGGCGGCAGCCTGTGTTGCAACCTGTGTAACAATAATGGCAGAAATAACTACTTTTTGTGCCTTTTCTCGAACAGCAGGAGGTAAATCTGCACCAATGTTACCTAGAGCATTAAATGCGTCTGCTAATCCTTGAAATGCTGCCCCCAACAGTGGAATATCCGCAACTGGATTATTGTTGTTGAATTCCTTTGGGGGTATTATTTTAAATTTATTAAGAACGCTTGTCTAGGAAGATATGCGCCATCAGCAAAATACTTATTTGTAGTCTTCTTTGGCTTACGTTTATCAGAAGCAGATGGCTTTGGAATATTTGCTAGGTCTACCTTTGCTTGAGCAACCTTAGTTTCTAGGTCATCTACCTGTTGAACAGCGGACTCAA